TAGATTTCTTTGAGAATCCACAGAAGGCAATTCAGAGGACTGTTGATAATCACCCCGACATCCAAGCGGCTCGCATGGCGACTCTTGAGATGAAGAAGGCACAAATTCAGCAAAGGTTAGCGCAAGAACATCCCGACTTTGGTGAAATTGCCAGAGATCAGGATTTTGCAAATTGGGTGAAGTCTAGCCCTGTTCGCATTAAAATTTTTGAGCAAGCCGATGCAGGATATGATTTTGACTCTGCCAATGAATTGCTATCGACCTATAAACAGCTACGTTCTGTTAAACAGAAGCAAACAAGTGATGAGGGTGAGGTAACTCGCAAACAGAACTTGAAAGCAGTAGGTGTAGATGTAGGTGGTTCTGGTGAATCATCAAAGAAGGTATACCGAAGGGCAGACCTTATTCGGCTGAAAATGCAAGACCCAGATCGGTATGATGCCTTAAGTCAAGAAATTATGGCAGCATACCAAGAAGGTCGAGTTCGTTAAACTTTAGGAGATTTAATCATGGCATATCCAACACCAGCGGTAACAGTAACCACCGCAGCAACGTTCATTCCAGAAATCTGGAGTGATGAAATCGTAGCCGCATACAAGAAAAACCTTGTATTGGCTAACATCGTAATGAAGATGAACTTCAAGGGCAAGAAGGGTGACACTGTTCACATTCCAGCTCCTACCCGTGGTTCAGCTTCTGCAAAAGCCGCCTCTACTGCTGTTACTTTGATTGCAGATACTGAGACAGAAGTTTTGGTTAATATCAACCAACACTTTGAATACTCACGTTTCATTGAGGACATCGTTGAAGCACAAGCCCTGAACAGCTTGCGCCAGTTCTACACTGCTGATGCGGGCTATGCGCTTGCCAAGCAAGTAGACACTAGCTTGATCCAATTGGGTCGTGCATTCAATGGTGCTACTGTCGGTACTAACGACTACGCTACAAGCAACACTACTACCAAAGCCTTCATCGGTTCTGATGGTACTACTGCTTACAACAGCACATCTTCCAATGCAGCCGCATTGACTGATGCCGCTATCCGTCGCACCATTCAGCGTTTGGACGACAATGACACTCCTATGGATGGTCGCTTCTTTGTTATTCCTCCTTCAAGCCGCAACACGTTGATGGGTCTGTCCCGTTACACCGAACAGGCTTTTGTGGGCAATGGCAACGCAATCCGTACAGGTGAAATCGGTCAACTGTATGGTATCCCCGTGTTCACAACAAGCAATGCTGATACTGGTGCTGGTAACTCTGCAACTGATCGTATTTGCTTGATGGGTCACAAGGACTCTATGGTTTTGGTTGAGCAAGTGGGCATCCGTTCACAGACTCAGTACAAACAAGACTACCTTGCTACTTTGTTCACATCGGACACTCTGTATGGTGTGAAAGCCATGCGTACTGCCGCTACAACTGGTGCAGCTTTGTCTTCTAGCGCATTTGCGTTAGCAGTTCCAGCCTAATAGTTGCCTTTTCCCCTCGCCTTAATCGGTGGGGGGATTTTTTACATCAAGGAGATTTATTATGGCAGCAGCAACAGCAGTTACCTCACGCAGGGGTAATGACCAGTTCCGTGGTCTTTTTACAGACACTTGGGATGTTTCTTGTACTCTTGATAGCGCATCAGTAGCTACTACTGCAACCGCTACAGACACAGTTACAGTACCAGGCGTTGCTTTGGGTGATATGGTTGTCGGTATGTCTATTGGCGTATCTGAGGCAGGTTTGGTTCGTAGAGCCTATGTTTCAGCCGCTAATACAGTTACTATCGTGACTTACAACCCTACAGCAGGTTCTGTAGACTTAGCATCAACTACATTAAATTTAGTTATTGCTCGTTCGGTGTAATAAAAGGGGGCTAATACCCCCCTTTTTTTGGAGTTCTTATGGCAACCTTTAGATGTTTAGCAAGTGGACAAACAGTCACTTTTACCTATCAGCACGATATTGATTCGATGAAAGGTCATCAAGGTTACGTCAGAATAGATGAAGTTGAGGAAGAAACTTCTGAAAAACAAATAGTTTTGAAACCTCCAGTACCTGTTAAGAAGATGGGTCGTCCAAGGAAATCAAATGTCTGATATTGATCCACGAGAATTTGGTAAGCTAGAAGCCCAAGTTGAGGCGCTTCAAGCAGAAGTCCATGCACTTCGCCAAGATATTAAAACGCTTTTAGAGATGGCAAACAAGTCAAAAGGTGGCTTTTTCGTAGGAATGGCTATCGCCTCTATTGTGGGCGGTGTCATTTCTTTCATTGCAACCAAGCTAGTTCGATAAGGATTTATATGCCTCAAGTTGGAAACAAGAAATTCCCATACACAGAAAAAGGCGAGAAAGAAGCCAAAGAGTATGGCAAGAAGAAATCTATGCCCGTTACTGTAATGATTGCTATTGGTAAGCCTAAAGCTATGCCTACCCGTGGTGGTCGTACTGCTACCAACATGATGAAAAAAGCAGGTCGTGGCAAATGAAAAAGACTGCCCGTCAAGAAAAGATAAGCAAAGTAATGAAAGAGTTTGGTGCGGGTAAGTTGACTTCCAATAAGAAGGTAGTCAAAGACCCAAAGCAAGCAATGGCAATTGCCTTGTCAGAGGCTAAAAAGGTTAAGAAATGAAGACCAAGAGCAAAGTCAACCAAGCAGGGGTTTATACAAAGCCAACTATGCGGAAGGCTTTGTTTGAGCGTATCAAGGCGGGAACAAAAGGTGGTGATCCTGGTGAATGGTCTGCCCGTAAAGCACAACTTCTTGCCAAGGAATACAAGGCCAAAGGTGGAGAATATAAGACATGAGCAAAGACAAACCACATTACACGCCTGATGGCAAGTTGTATAAAGGCGAGACTCACAAGGTCGGCACTAAGTTAATGACAGGTGCTAAACATACACCTACAAGTAAGACTTTGACGCATACACCCAAGAAGAAGAAATGAAGAATCCTCAACAGTCCTTAAAAGATTGGTCTGCCCAGAAGTGGAGAACCAAGTCTGGTAAACCATCTTCACAGACGGGAGAGAGGTACTTACCAGAGGCGGCAATTAAGTCTTTGAGTCCTCAAGAGTATGCGGCAACCACCAAAGCCAAACGTGAAGGCACAAAGGCGGGTAAACAGTTTGTTAAGCAACCTAAAGCGATTGCAAAGAAAACAGCAAAATTTAGATGAGGTAGATATGAAAAGTCCTGCTTGGCAAACAAAAGAAGGAAAAAACCCCAAGGGGGGCTTGAATGCCAAAGGAAGAGCATCGTATAATGCAGAAACGGGTGGTAATTTAAAACCACCAGTAAAGTCGGGAGATAACCCTCGTAGGGCATCCTTTTTAGCACGAATGGGCAATATGCCTGGCGCTGAGATGAAAGATGGGAAGCCTACCCGACTCCTATTATCTCTTAGAGCTTGGGGCGCATCGTCCAAGGAAGACGCTAAAGCGAAGGCTAAAGCGATCTCTAAGAGGAATAGTAAATGAGGCCAACCTCAGTCGGAATTAGCCCTACAGCGGCAACGCTGACTACTGTTTACACAGTTCCTACGGGTTATTACGCCAAATTTACTGTCATGTACATCCACAATACTGGTGGATCGACAAAACACATCACAGTGCAATGGTATGACGCAAGTCTAGCGACTACTTACGATATTCTTACTCAATACGACTTTACTTCAAAGCAATACCTTCAGTTTGATGGTGCGGCTTATATCGTTTTGGAAGAAGGCGATAAGATTCAGATTACGACTCAAAGTGCAAGTACATTCACTTTTCTAGCAACCTTTGAGGTTAATGGAGCACAACGAACATGACCTACTTAGAACTTGTTAATGATGTATTGACTCGATTGCGTGAAACAAATGTATCTACTGTTTCAGAAACATCCTATTCTGCTTTAATTGGCAAATTTATCAATGATGCCAAGCGTCAAATTGAAGACTCTTACACTTGGAATTCTTTGTCTCAAACAGTTACAGTTACTACGACTTCTGGTACAAGTTCATACGCTTTAACTGGTGTTGGTCAGAAGTTTAGGGTGATGGATGCTATCAATACGACTAGCGTAATTACTTTGAATAACATTGCTGTTTCTGACATGAACCGCAAGTTAAACTTTGGCACACCTTCGCAGTCTATCCCTTCCGAGTTTTGTTTCAATGGTGTAGATGGAAATGGGGATACAAAGATTGATTTGTTTCCTGTTCCTTCTGGCGTGTTTACGCTGAAGTTTGATGTCATAGTTCCACAATCTACATTGTCATCAGATGGAACATCTGTCAAAGTATTAGATTACTTGGTTACTCAGAGTGCTTATGCTCGGGCTTTGATTGAGCGTGGTGAGGATGGAGGGACTGCATCTTCTGAAGCCTATGCACTTTTTAGGGGAATGCTATCTGATGCTATTGCAATGGAAAGCACTCGCTATCCTGAAGACAACTTTGAGGCGGTCTAATGTCTGCACCACTTCAAAGTCAAAGCATTAGCGCACCAGGCTTTTATGGCCTGAACACGCAAGATTCGCCATTGGATTTGGCATCTGGCTTTGCTTTGGTCGCCAATAACTGTGTGATTGACCAATATGGTCGTGTTGGCTCTCGTAAGGGTTATACAAGGGTTAACTCATCGTCTGGCAATCTTGGTGCTAATGACGTTACTGTCATCCATGAGTTAGTTCAGACTGATGGCACTTTGACTGTTCTGTTCGCAGGAAATCTCAAGTTATTCAAGTTCAATAGCTCAAATGCCGTAACTGAATTGACCTATGGGGGAGGTGGGTCTGCTCCTACCATCACTGCTAACAATTGGCATTGTGCTTCTTTGAATGGGATTACTTATTTCTTCCAATCAGGGCACGATCCTCTCATATTCGATCCTGCTGTAAGTACAACTACTTATCGCAGAGTTTCTGAAAAAACTGGTTATACGGGTACTGTTCCTTCTGCCAACATCTGCATTTCTGCTTTTGGTCGTCTATGGGTGGCTAATACATCTACAGATAAGGTCACTATCAGCTTCTCAGACCTGATTGCAGGTCATGTATGGTCTGGTGGGACAACTGGCTCACTGGACATCTCTCGTGTGTGGCCTAATGGCGCAGATGAGATTATGGGCTTGGCTGCTCACAATGATTTCTTATTCATCTTTGGTAAACGACAGATTCTTGTTTATCAGGGGGCTACTACTCCTTCTACGATCCAGTTGAGCGACACTGTAGGTTCTATTGGGTGTATTGCTCGTGATTCAATCCAGAGTATCGGTACAGACGTAATCTTCTTGTCTGATTCAGGTGTTCGTTCATTGATGAGGACTATCCAAGAGAAGTCTGCTCCTTTGAGAGACTTATCTAAGAATGTTCGTTCCGACTTGGTTTCATCTTTGGCGGTAGAGACTCTTGCTAATCTGAAGTCTGTTTACTCAGAAAAGAATGCCTTTTACCTGTTAACTTTGCCATCAACTGCACAAGTCTTTTGTTTCGATACAAAGATGCAATTGCAAGATGGTGCGGCTAGAGTCACTAAGTGGGATTCAATTACCCCTACAAGCCTGTATTCGCTTCGTAATGGTGATTTATACATTGGCAAGAATGGGTATATTGGTAAGTACGCAAGCTATTTAGATCACACATCTACTTATCGGTTTTCTTACTTCACTAACCATGCAGACTTGGGTAATCAGAATCAGATTTCTATTCTGAAGAGAATCAAGACTGTTGTGATTGGTGGGTCTGCACAATATGTGACGATTAAGTGGGGATTTGACTTTGCTGCCAACTACTTATCAGGCAATGCTTACATCCCTGAACAGAAGAACTATGAGTATGGTCTTGCTGAATATGGTGTGGCAGAATACTCTGGTGGTGTGCTTATCAAGACGCTAGATGTAAATGCTTCTGGCGCAGGAAAGATTGTTCAAACTGGTTACGAAACCACCATTAACGGCACACAGTTGTCAATTCAGAAGATTGAGATTCAATCTAAGAACGGGAAAATATCATGAGCCAATACACAAAAAGTACTAATTTCGCCACAAAAGATAACCTTAGCCCTGGTGATCCGCTTAAGATTGTCCGTGGTACTGAGATTGACACTGAGTTCAATAATATCTCTACTGCCATCTCTACGAAGACAGATAACTCTGCTGCGGCAATCACTGGTGGTTCGATTACTGGTATCACAGACTTAGCCATTGCTGATGGCGGTACTGGAGCTTCTACGGCTACTGCGGCTTTGAATAATCTATTGCCTAGCCAAACAAGTAACGCAAACAAATACCTCCAAACTGATGGCACTAACGCTACTTGGGATGCAGTAAGCCTTTCTACTTCCGACATTACAGGCACTCTTCCAGTAGCCAATGGTGGTACAGGTGTAACTTCATCTACAGGTACAGGTTCAGTGGTGTTGTCAAACTCGCCAACACTTGTTACTCCCGCATTGGGAACTCCCGCTTCTGGTACGGCTACTAACCTAACTGGTCTGCCGATCTCAACAGGTGTCTCTGGTCTTGGTACTGGTGTGGCTACGTTCTTGGGTACTCCATCTAGTGCCAACCTTGCATCTGCCGTAACAGACGAAACTGGTTCTGGTGCTTTGGTGTTCGCCAACTCACCCACCTTGGTTACTCCTGCTTTAGGCACTCCATCTGCTTTGGTAGGCACAAACATCACGGGTACTGCCTCTGGTCTGACTGCGGGTAATGTCACAACTAACGCCAACTTAACAGGTGCAGTCACTTCTGTTGGCAATGCAACATCTTTAGGTTCATTCACATCTGCTCAACTGGCTACTGCTTTGACTGATGAAACTGGCAGTGGATCAAATGTCTTTGCGACTTCTCCGACTTTGGTGACTCCAGTTCTAGGAACTCCTACATCTGTGACGCTAACCAATGCAACTGGCTTGCCATTGTCTACAGGTGTGACAGGTACGCTTCCAGTTCTAAATGGTGGCACTGGCGTAACAACATCTACTGGTTCTGGCAACAATGTCTTGTCTACAAGCCCAACCCTTGTCACGCCTATCCTTGGAACACCAACATCAGGAAACTTCAGCACTGGCACATTTACATGGCCTACGTTTAACCAGAACACAACTGGAACTGCTGCTGGACTGTCTGCCACTTTAGCCACAACATCAGGCGGCACAGGCTTAACATCATTCACATCAGGCGGTGTGGTTTACGCCTCAAGTACAAGTGCATTGGCTACTGGCTCTGCGCTTACTTTTGATGGGGTTACTTTTTCGACTACAGCAAAAATTTATTCAGCAGGTTCAAGTACATCTGCCACATATTTTCAAAGAAGCATTGCGCCTGCTACAGAATCAGGTACTGAAACAGCAATAGTAACTACAGGCAACGGAGACAATCAAAGAGCAGGCTTGTTTGCCTCAAACAATTACGCAAGTAACTTAACAACTGAACTTATATTTAAAACTAATGCTTCAACTGGTAGCGCAACTGAAGGTCTGCGCCTAACAAGCACATCGCTATACACCGCAAGCGGCATCAATGTGGGGTTTGGGACAAGTTCGCCTGCACAAACACTTCATGTAAAAACATCAACATCTGCAACACCAATTACTTTGGGTGTGTTGTCAAACGCTACAGGCTTACCAGCGTTGTCATTTAATGGTGCATACGCATCGTCAACAATGGCGGGTATTTATGCTAATGGTGCAACAAGCACAAGTCTTTACTATGAAGTGCCATCAGGAAATAGCCATTTCTGGGGTATTGCTGATTCAACCAAAATGACCCTCGACAGCGCAGCCAATCTAGGGCTTGGTGTTACACCGAGTGCTTGGGGTTCATCGTTTAAAGTTTTGCAATTTGCAAATGCGGCAAGTATTGGTAGTTCAAATGACCCAACATTGCAGATTACACAGAATGGTTTTTACAACGGCACTAATTGGATTTATAGCACCACCGCACCCGTTTCAAATTATTACCAATCTGCTGGAACTCATGTTTGGCGCACAGCCGCATCAGGCACAGCAGGAAACGCTATCTCCTTTACTCAAGCAATGTCGCTAGATGCGTCTTCTAGGTTAAGTGTTGGAACAACAAGCACTCTTGGGCAATTAACAGTTTCAGCAGGCTCAAATAGAAACGGACTTTGGGTTGAAAACGATACATACGATTATCAAACCTTAAGTTTGTATAACAAAGCAGATGCTAACGACAATATTTTTGCTCGTTTCTTTACGGAATCAGCATCACCAAATGCAAGAGGCTCAATCACCTATAACCGCACAGGCGGTTTGGTTGCGTACAACACAACTTCTGATTACAGAGCAAAAGACATAAGTGGCCCTGTTACTGATAGCGGTTCATTGATTGATTCTGTGCCTGTTTACATGGGAACAATGAAGGGTGCTACACAAGAACGCCCAATGTTCATTGCTCACGAAACACCCGCCTATGCACATACTGGTGAAAAAGACGCAGTAGATGCAGACGGAAATCCTGTTTATCAGCAAATGGATGCCTCTGCACTTATCCCTGTAATGTGGGCTGAAATTCAATCTTTGCGTCAGCGTTTGTCTGCCGCTAATCTTTAAGGACTGACATGACCAAAGATGAAGCCTTACAACTTGCGCTAGAAGCTTTTGAAAAAATGGCATCTTGGAGAGATGGTGAAGTTGGAAGCCACATGGATGAGCCTTATGCCGCTGAAATTTCAAGAAATGCTATTTCCGCTATTAAACAAGCATTAAACACAGAGGAAACAGTTTGACTACTATGATTAAAGATTTAATAGAAGACTTGCGTTTAAACCACGAATATTGTCCTCAAGAAGTTATCTTGCAAGCCGCTGATATTCTTGAAAAAGCATTAGAAACCTTGGAAAAGATTGCCAATGTAAATGCAATGGACTATGAGTATCAGCAATGGGCAAGAGAAGCCCTTAAACAATTAAACACAGAGGAAACAGTATGACTACACAATGGACTATCTCAACTCTTGAGCGTGAGACCTCAAACGGATTCGTAATTGTTGCCCACTGGCAAGCCACAGCAGTAGATGGAGACTACACAGCCCAAATCTATTCAACTTGCTCATGGGCAGAAGGAACACCTACGATTCCATATGCAGACCTGACACAAGAAACAGTCCTTAATTGGGTATGGGCTAATGGTGTTGACAAGCAAGCCACAGAAGATGCACTAGCAGCTAACATTGCTTTGCAGAAGAATCCTGTGACTGCTACTGGGACACCTTGGTCAGCATGAAGTACCCTAGTTATTGTTGCCAGAAATGTGGTGAACACATAGGCTGGCTTGGACGACTTTTAAAATTTAATCATACTTGCAAAAAACTATTATGAAATTAGAACTAGACGTAAACGAAATTAACTTTGTTCTACAGACCTTGGGAAACCTCCCATCGTCTAGTGGTGTGTGGCCTTTGATTGTTAAGATTAAAGAGCAAGCAGAGGCTCAATTGCCTAAAGAAGAGGAATAAATATCATGGCCGTGACAAGTCAACAAATTATAGATTTTCTGGTATCAAACCCAGGCATGAGTGATGCCCAGATTGTTGCGGCTATGGAGCAATATGGAGTATCTCCTGCTCAAATGGCTCAAGCTGTTGGCTTGCCAGAGGGAGAGGTTGTTTCTAGGGTTGCGGCAGTTGTTCCACCTGGTCAAGCAAAACTTCTTGGTGACACATGGGTTCAACCAAACTACCAAACTATTGGTTCTGGTGAAGACCAACAAATTGGAGCTATTGAGAGTGTTCAAACCTATAAAACATCTGGTGATGTAAATAGCCAAGTTCCTGTAGGAACAACCATTCAGAACTATAGTCCTACTGGTGAATTTGCTGGTACTTCACAAACAACTCCAAGTGGTGGGACTTCATTCTTTGGTGGTTTAATAGACGCTTTTAAAGACCCTGTAGTGTTAGCCGCTTTGGGCGGTGCTGCTGCGGGTGGATTGCTAGGTACTGGCGGTGCATTGGGAGGTGCGGGGACTACTTTTGCAGGTGAAGCACTTGCTGATGCAAGTTTACTTTCTGGTGGGGGTGGTACTGCTCTTGGTTCTACTTTGGGTGGAACTACTTTTGCAGGCGAGGCATTAGCTGATGCGGGATTACTTTCTGGTGGTGGTTTAACTACTGGAGCATTAACCGCTGGTGGAATTGGTGGTACTGTTGCAGGAATGGGTACAGGAACTGGAATAACCGCAGGTGCTGGCGGTCTAGGTCTTAGCACAACTGGTGCGGGTCTTGGTACTTTAGGAACTGGCGCAGGAATTACCGCAGGTACAGGTTTAACAGGTACTGGTGTTTTAACAGGTTCAGGTCTTGGCACTACTTTGCTTGGTACTGGTGCTGGTGCATTGACGGGAACTGGAATCCTTACAGGCTCTGGACTTGGTACTACTTTATTGGGTACAGGAACAGGAACAGGCGTTACTGGTGGTGTCACTGGTTTAGGTACAGGAACACTTGGTACGGGTGCATTAACAACTGGTGTGGGTACTGGTCTTGGTACAGGATTAAACGCAAGCAATCTAGCTAATCTACTTTCTGGTGGGCTAGGTACTGCGGGTAGTTTGCTTCAGATGCAACAATCTAAAGAAGCGGCTTTGGCGGCTCAACAAAGAATTGATGCTGAAACTGTTGCGGCTAAAGCGGCTTCTCAGTTTAGACCTATTGGCATGACCACCCGCTTTGGTACTTCTCAGTTTGCAGTTGATCCTGTAACTGGTCAGTTGACTAGCGCAGGATATACCTTAAGTCCTGAAGCTAAGAATGCTCAAGATCGTTTGGTTAAGTTGGCTGAACAAGGTTTAGTACAAGCTGAAGGAGCGCAAGCTCAATTTGCTCCTCTTCAAACAGGTGCTCAAAGTTTGTTTAACCTTGGTAATCAGTATCTTGCTCAGAGTCCTCAAGATGTGGCACAGAACTATCTGAATCAACAGATGGCTTTGCTACAACCTGGTCGTGAGTTAGAGTTAGCTAATCTGCAAAACAGACTGCAACAACAAGGTCGTGGTGGTTTGTCTGTTGCTCAAGGCGGTACTTTGGGTGCTACTACACCTGAACTACAGGCTTTGTTTAATGCCCGTGCTCAACAAGAGGCTCAGTTGGCGGCACAGGCTCAACAAGCGGGTCAACAACAGGTTACATTCGGTGCGGGTCTATTGGGTCAAGGCTCACAAGCTATGGGACAATACTATGGTGGTCAGCAAGCGGCTTATACGCCTTATACGACTGCTTTAGGTCAGGTTCAAGGCTTAGAGACTGCGGCACAACAACCCTTCACTATGGGTACTAATCTAGCTCAACAAACATCTCAAGCAGGAACAAATGTAGGGAAATTGGGTTTAACGGGTGCTCAACTGAGTACCAATTTAGCAACAAGTGCGAATGCTACCGCTAATCCTTATGCTCAAGCATTGATGGCGGCAGGTAATCCTAACGCTATGTTTGGTCAAGCACTTGGCAATGTGTTTGGCGGTCTATTTTCGTAAGGAATCATCATGGCAGACAGAATCGTGGCAGGTCTTTTCGGCATGACTCCTGAAGCATATCAGGGTCAACAGTACCAACAAGACTTAAAAAGAAGCTATGAATTAGCACAATTAGACCCTGGTGCTGCGGCTCGTGCGCAGTTGGGTGCAAGTGTTGGTCAACTAGGTCGTGGCTTTGCGGGTGCTATGGGCATAGAAGACCCTCAATTGAAGCTAATCAGTGCTAGGAATGCTATTGCCCAACAAATTGACCAAACCAATCCTGAGTCGATCCTGAAGGGTGCTCAGATGTTGGCTCAAGCGGGCGACCAACAAGGTGCTATGGCTTTGGCTCAATATGCTCGTCAAGCGCAAGGTGAGATGGCTCTTGTACAGCAGAGAAAAGCAGCAGAACAAGCATCTTTGGCACAACTGCTAAGACTCAATTATCTATCAGGCAAGAAGAACAATTGCGTGATGAGTTATCTAAACTTCCACCTGATGCAACGCAAGACCAAATTCTTGGCGTAGTAACTAAGTATGGTTCGCCAGATAAAGTATTGGCTGCTTTACAAGGTTCTGCTGACAGAGCTGCCCAACGAGAAGCCATGCTTACATTGGGTCGTGAAAAAATTGAAGCTAAATTAGAATCTGACCTTAGACAAGCAAAAACTGATATAGAAAAAGAGCAGATGAAAATTGAAGCAAGAAAAGAACTTGCTCAATTAGTTGCATCTCTTAAAGGCCCAAGTGCTGCTGTACTGAAGGCTCAAGAAAAGGCTGACAAAATTGCAGAAGGCAAAGCGGGTCTTTCAGATACTCTTGAAGTAGCAAAAACACTTGTTAATGATATTGCAAAACTTGGTGGTATGACGAGCACTGCAAAACAACCATTAGCAAATTTAGTAACCTCATTGGGTACTGGAACAGTTGGTCAAATGGCTGGTCAAGCGTTTGGAACTCCAACGCAAGCAAAACGAGATGAGCTAAAAAGTGTAAGACTTCAGTTATTGAATGCGGTTAAAGAAGCAACTGGCATGAGCGCTCAACAACTTAACTCTAATGTTGAATTGAAAACTTGGTTAGATTCGCTTGGCAGTGAGAAAATGACCAAAGAAGCAAATCTTGCAATCATTAACAATATCTCCAATAGATTCTTAAAGGGAACTATCAATTCCCCTGAAGGTTCTGGCACTGCTTCAAACCCGATTGTTCTAAAGTAAGGAATTAAAATGCCTGTTTATCAATACGAAGGCAAGCATTATGATTTGCCAGAAGGATTATCTAACGATCAGGCTATTGCCAAGATTGAAGGATTTTTAGGAAAAACTACTCCTCCTCAGGCATCTCCTGAAGTTTCTAAAACTGAATTGATGTTTGGAGCTGGCAGTCCTATTGCTCGAACAATCAAGGGTGCAGTTGTTGATCCTGCATTGGCAGTTAATCAATTATTGGCAAGCACAGGATTGTTTGGTGGCGAGATTAAAAAAGGCGCAACTCAACTTGTAAGTGATGTTGAGCAAGCTACTCAAGAAGGTCGTGCAAGAGTTGGAAGCACTGGTTTTGATCCTTACCAGATGCTTGGAAATGTTATTAGTCCCGTTAATCGCTTAGTTGGTGCTACACAAGCTCCTTTAGCTAGTGCTGGTCTAATAAGTAACATTGTTCGATCAGGAAGCACTGGTGCGGCTTTAAGTGCCTTGCAACCAGTAAATGCTCCTGTAGATCAGTTTGCTGAACGTAAATTAGAGCAAATGGCTACTGGCTTTGTATTAGGCCCTGTTGTTGAAGGTGGTGTAAAGGCTGTTGGAGGTCTTTTAAACACACTTAAAGGTCTTACTCCTTCTGGTCGTCAAGAATTCATGCAGAAACAACTGAATGAACTTGCTGGCTCAGATAGAACAAAAGTTATTGAAGCATTGCGTGATGCTAAAGAGATTGTTACTGGCTCTCGCCCAACTGTGGCACAAGCAATTTCTGACATTCCATCTGCGGTTGAATTGGCAGCGGCACAGAGTAAACTTGCTAGTAAAGCCAAAGTATCAGGTCAATTCCAAGAGCGTTTAGTTGAGCAACAAGCGGCTAGAGCAAGAGAAATTCAATCTATTGCTGGAACAGAAGCTCAAAGAGCATCTTTGATTGCCGAAAGAACTGGTGTTACGACTCCAATGCGTGAGACTGCATTAGAGCAAGCAAATCTTGCTGGCCCAATATTTACTAAATTAGAAAAGGAAATTTCAGATAAGTTTAATAGCTTGGCGGCTGCTGAACAAACATCTGGAATGATTGGTTTGGCTGCAACAACTCAAAAACAAAAATCTTTGGCAGAAATGGGTCGTCCAGGTTGGTTATCTACTGGTGATATTGCGGCAGAAGCGGCAAGTCGTGCAAAAGCATATAAAGAACTTGCGGGAACACTGCGTGGTGAAGCGCAATTAAAACAATTTCAACTTAATAGTTTAGAGCAAAATGGATTTTTTCCATTACGTGCATCCGATTTAACAGACCAACTAGACAAAGCCATTCGTGGAACTGTATCTGACCAAAGCAAAGCAGTTTTGCAAGGTATTAAAGATAAAGTTGTTTCTAAAGCCGATGAAAATGGTTTGTTAAACAGTCGTGATGTGTACGAAAACATTAGAAAAATATCAAATCAAGATGTTGCAAAAATGCTTAATCTTGGTGAGCAATATGCTTCTGGTGGAATCCCTCAACAAGCGGCTAAAGCCTTGGGTAGTGCAAAACAATTTATTGATGCGTCGTTAAACAAGTCATCTGATGGATTGTGGGGTAAATATCTTACTTCTTATGCGGATTACAGTAAGAAACTTAATCGCATGGAAGTTGGAGATTACTTATCTAAGAGTTTAAACACACCCTTGGGTAAGGAGACTGCGGGTGAATTTGCTACTGCTGTTGAGAATGCCGCTGGAACAATTAAGAAATCTACTGGGATACCAAGGTTTGAGAAGTTATCAGATGTTCTTTCATCTTCTGAAGTTGCATCTGTGAATAATGTATTGGCAGATTTGAAACGTGATTCAAAAGCAAAAGAACTTGCAAGAAAAGTTGGTGCACTTGACATTGGCGGCCCAGATGTAGTTAAGGAAGCTCCTCAACTATTAAATAGAACATTTACATTGATGAAGGCGGCTGTTGAGCATTTACAAAGAGGTAATACTGACGCTTACAACAGGCAAATGGCTGAGTTGATGATGAACCCTGGTGCTTTAGCTCAATTTATGACTGTTGGCATACCAAAAAGTAGAACAAATGATTTTGTATCGTCAATGATGAAACTAATGGATGCTCCAACTCGATCTGCATTTGTTCAGTCATTTACAGTACCCGCTGCGGCTAAAGAGGTTGGGACTGAAGTTCCTGTTGAATAATGAAAGACTGGCTGTTTGCAATCATTGCGGCAGTCTGTATCACTTGTTTTGTCATCTTTTGTAGTTATATTATTATTTGGGCTATGCCGTGAAATGGCTACTGATACTGTCAATATTGTTTACATTGGTAGTATCTAGTAAAGAAAAAACTGAATATCGTTGTGTTAGATGGTCATGGACAGGTGATGTCTATAACCGAAAAGTAGTATGCCTTGAATGGCAAAAGGTTGAACGGAGATGATTGATCCGATGACAGCCCTAGCGGGCATTCAGCAAGCCATTAGCATGGTTAAGAAGGCGAGTAAGGTCGCCAATGATTTAGGTTCTCTTGCCCCGATGATTGGCAAGATGTTCGATGCCAAGAGTACCGCTACCAAGGCATTGATTGAGGCAAAGAAGGGCAAAGGCTCAAACATGGGGACTGCTCTCCAGATTGAGATGGCTTTGGAACAAGCTAGGGCGTTTGAGGAAGAGCTAAAGATGCTCTTTATGACAACAGGCAAGATTGACGTTTGGAACAAGATTAAAGAGCGTCAAGCCCAGATGGACATAGATGATGCCAGAGAACTTAGGTCTTTAGAAAGAGCAGAGAAGAAGGCTAAAGAGAAAGAAGCAGAAATGCAAGAGTTAGCAATCATCATTGGTGGGGTGGCTTTTGTTTTGTTCTTGGTTGCAATTGGCATTTATGAATTGATGGAGTTCTGCGACACAACAAGAAGGTGTGGTCGGTGAATGAGTATCAGAAGACTTTTGATTTAGCCCTGAAGATATTTATTTATGGGTGTGTGGCTTTATATTTTCTGGGGTTTCTACGTTTTCTTCCTGACGATTTGTCTGACAGAATTGTTAATCTCCTACTCGGAAAGGTTGGACTTGGTAAATGAAATATCTTTTCGTGCTAATACTGCTCACAGGATGCAAAGACGTTTACCGCTATCCCTGCCAGAACCCTGATAACTTCTACACACCAGACTGTCAGAAGCCTAAATGCTTGTTTACCCAACAATGCCCAGAATACTTAGTAGCCCCAATTTTGGAGAAAAAGGTCAATGAACAACCAGAAAAATGAGCTTCTAACTACTGAGGCTTTTGAGGTCAGAATTTGGGGCTTTGTGGTCATTATGGTCACTTGTATCCTCTGTTTTATTGTCATTGCATTACTTTATTCTGTTACTTTTGTAACTCAACCCATCAAGTCGATGGCTCCGATTGACCAAGCCTATACCAAGATGCTGAATGACATTGTTCTATTGATTGTTGGCGGTATCGGTGGGGTGATGACTAAAAGAGCCGCTGGAGCTGTTTCTAAGGCTTTTGGGACTCCAAATCAACCTCAGATGATGCAACCTATGTGTCAGCCAATGCAAGGCTTCCAAGGCGGTTATTCAAATTATGCTTCTACGCAATCTGCGTATGGTTTGCCTAGTCAACCTTTTGGTGCAATGCCTGTTTGGACTAATCCTGAGTTGGATGAGTCTTGGACACCAGGGCCACCTCCCACTACGCCCCCAGACCACTTAGAAGATGACCATGAGCGTATTCAAATGGCTGTTGCTCGACAGGAGGCAGACTAATGTTCGGAATACCTTTACCCTATATCGCCCTTGCGGTCGCTATTGCCTTGTTTGGCAGTTATCGTGGTGGCTACCACTTCGGATGGGAAGATAGAGACAATGACATGAAGATTGCCATTGCTAAAAAGAACGAAGAGGCTAGGGCTAAAGAACAAGAATTAGGCTCTAAGTTACAGGATCAGGAAATTCAACTCAGAAAGGCACAAGATGATATTGTTAAGAAACAGTCTGCTATGCACGAGCTTGCTCGCACTGGTAGGTTGCGCCTCCCAACCCCAAGTTGTCCACAAGCCAGTACAAGTGCCACCCCTGTCTCTGGAAATCCACAACCCATCGATCCCCCTCAAGCCGAATCTGAGCGACAGGTTATTGAAGCTCTTATCGACCTCGCAGCAGACGGAGACAAAGCCATCACCAAACTTAACTCCTGCGTTGCCGCCTATGAAGAAGTAAGGAGAATCGTCAATGGTCAGTAAAGAACAGTTGGCTCAACTTCACATTGGTGAGCAGTGGGTAGATGCTCTTAATGCTACTTTTGAGAGGTTTGACATTATGAATCCGCTAAGAAAGGCGGCTTTTATTGGTCAATGTGGGCATGAATGTGGTAACTTTAAGATGCTTGAAGAGGGCTTATCTTATTCTGCGGCTGGTCTGATGAAAACATGGCCTAAAAGATTTGATGCTGAAAAGGCTCAAGCCTGTCAGAGAAACCCTAAGTTGATTGCCAATGTTGTTTACTCAAATCGCATGGGAAACAGAGATGAAGCCTCTGGTGATGGGTGGCGTTTCCGAGGAAGAGGATGTATACAGCTTACTGGCTCTAGCTCTTATTTTCACGCAGGGAAGGCTCTAGGAGTTGATTTCTGGGCAAACCCTGATCTTGTTTCTACACCTCAGTACGCTGCCCTAACTGCGGGATGGTTCTGGGACACGCATAAGCTAAACCAGTATGCAGATTCCCAAGACTATAAAACCATGACCAAGAAGATAAATGGTGGCTTTATTGGCTTAGATGATCGCATCAAACATATTGAGCACGCTTTACAAGTGCTATCAACTTAAACTAAACTGTAACAATATTGATATAAGGTGTTGAAATGCCTAACATTCCCACACCGCAAGATGTTGCTTTATTCGCACAAAGTGTCAGAAAGTGGCAACAAGTGCTGAGTTTGGGTGATTGGAGAATAGAGAAGGGAAGTAAACCCGCAAAGGCGGCTATGGCTTCTGTTGAGTTCAATGCTTCTGCTCGGTTGGCTACTTATAGATTGGGTGACTTTGGTGCTGAGAAGATCACACCAGAATCTCTGGATCAGACTGCTTTGCATGAGTTACTTCATGTGTTTTTGCACGATTTAATGACTGTGGCACAAGACCCTAAATCCTCTCAAGATGAGGTAGAGATGCAAGAGCATAGAGTCATCAATCTGCTAGAAAAGTTACTCTCTAAGGATTCCAATGGGTTCACATAACGAAACGTGTACGGATATGGAGTTCATCCAACTCTGGGAGAAACTGCAATCTGCAACCGAAATAGCTAAACACCTTGGAATCCCCAACAGAGCAGTTCATTTGCGTAGAAGGTGGATTGAGGAAAACCACAAGATTACCCTCATAGCAAAAGACCATCGTGGTGCTAACTATGCCGCTAACAGACCAAAATCCTTCTCTCCTTTAAGACAAGTAAAGCTCGGCATACTGGATGGGACTGTCATTGTGTTCTCAGATGCCCACTTCATCCCGAGTCAGCGTACAACAGCCTTTAAAGGGCTTCTATGGGCTATAGAACAGTTCAAACCCAAGGTTCTGATATGTAACGGGGATGCCTTTGATGGAGCGTCTATATCTCGCCATGATATAACTGACCAACCACAGACTTCTGTCATCCAAGAGTTGAAAGCTACGCAAGGTGCGTTGGGTGAGATAGAGGAAGTCGCTAAAGCAGCGAGGCACAATGTAAAGCTCTTGTTTACATGGGGAAATCACGATATTAGATTCGGTAATCGTTTAGCCCAACACGCACCCCAATTTAAGGAAGTTCAGGGCTTTAAGCTGACAGACCACATCCCAGATTGGGACTTTTGTTGGGCAGTATGGCCTACAGATAACGTAATTGTTAAGCATCGATATAAGGGTGGAATCCATGCCACTCACAACAATACTGTCAATGCGGGAGTCTCGGTGGTTACGGGGCATCTTCATAGCCTCAAAGTGACCCCTTTTAGCGACTATAACGGGGTTCGGTATGGGGTAGATACGGGGACTTTAGCTGAGACTGATGGGCCACAGTTTACTTACGCTGAAATAAACCCAAGCAACCATAGATCAGGTTTTGCAGTGTTAAACTTCTTCAATGGTCAGCTTTTATGGCCTGAACTCGTCCATAAATTTGATGAAGACCAGATTCAATTTAGGGGTGAAGTGATTGATGTAGGTGCATTTTGAGTGCTTGGCTCATCATTGTCACAGGTGGTATCTACGCCTATATTGCTGGTGAGCAGCTCTATAAAGAAAACCCCTACATGGCTATCGTGTACGCAGGGTACGCCTTTAGCAATGTGGGGCTTTATCTACTAGCAAAGTAGCTTATAAGTTACAACGGCTCGTGAGTGTTTAAAGCAAAGGGCGGCACTTCTTCTTCTTCAGTTTCTTCATCTTCAAAATCAAGTGGCTCAGTTGCTTCATAGTCAACTGCCCAACCATGTTCTTCTTGGAACTCAATAAATTCTTGAATGATTTGAATCTTCTCGAAGTCAAAGGTTTCAACTGTAATTTTCTCATTACCAATAAAGCCAAAATCCATTTCAAATTTCATGGTGTTCTCCTTACGCAACCAATTGTTGCAATGAAATATTAGGCTAAATTTATGTCACTCAAGTGTTTTTCTCCTTTAGTTTGGCTTCAATGGCTTGGTAATACTCAAATGGTGTCATGTTGGTTTTCCACAAAACACCGCATTGAGCCTCCGTCAGTCCAACCCAAATGCGCTTTGGACTGACCAATTCTTGTGCCGCAAACGTCATGGCTTGCCCCAACTTCTTGACCAGCACCTGCTCAATCAAAGGCACGATGGCCTCTTGCAGGTAGTCACGCAACGCTTCTTCTTGCTTTGTATTCATGCTTTTTCTTTCTTGATTGGTTCACTCACAATGCGCCCACAAAGTTTGCATTCTTTGTGAAAATAGCCGTTGTAAATCCAACCTGTTCGCGCCCCAAGGTGGCCTGTCTTTTCGCAAAGCCACCAACCAAATCTGATGTACCAAGGTTGGTTCATGCTTCCCCCTTAATGCCGTGTGCGGCTTCAATGGCTCGGGCAAAGTAAATGCACCAGTCTCTGTCTGTCACAGTTTCATCAGGAACGCTGTTCTCGCAAGAAAATATCTCCTCATCCGTCAGCGGCTTGCGCTGTGGTGGGGTAAGAGCAACATCAACAGCCGCCATGTAAATAGATGCCGCATGACCCGCATACAAACGCTCGTCATAGCCCTCTGTTGAACACTCATCCATTGCTTTAAGCATTTCATTGGTTGGCTCTATTGGAACAAGTTTCCACGCCACAGGCTCCTGCTCTGGCTGTGCCAAGGCTTCTTTAATGGCGGTTCTTGCGTCGTCATACAGGTCTATTGCCTTTTCGGTTGGCTGAAATGTGCCAACGTGATACCAAGCCTCCTCCAACGCCTCCAGCGCCAGCTTCAATGCTTCGTCTTTAGTCATCTCACCCTCCTTAATGGCTCTTGATACTTCTCTGGTGGCGGTGGTGGAGGAATCATATTCTCCGAGGGTGGAGTCCATCCATGCTTTCTCCATAGTGCTTGGACATCCGATCCAGACTCCCATTTAAAGTCTTTCAGAGGGACTGAAGGGTAGCTAATCTTGGAATGTGGTGGTAGTTCTATCATTTTGCTGCCCTCATCACCCTTTGATTACGACCAAATTTGCCTCGTTTGACACCCGAAACTTCAATAAATCCCTTGTCTAACAAAGCACGATACCTTGCCGTTATTGAGGAATATGGGTAGTCTGGGAACATACCAAGGATGTCGTCTGAGATACACCCCTCTGGAAAGCCTTTAATAGCCTCATAGACCATTGTTTCTAGCTTGGTGGTGTCAACTGCTTGAGCTGCTTGATGGCTCGTTACAGGGTCTTCTCGTCTAGCCAGTTTAAACGCTGGCGTACCAAAGAATCTTTCCATTGATTCTTTCATGCTTCCAAAAATATCATTCATTTATTAACTCCTATTAGTGAGGGTACTAACTGCTCGTCCGCTAGCTTGAAAAGTCTTTGCACAGCGTTCCCCTCGGGAAAAGTTTATCAGAAAGGCATTGATTCGTCATCAAATCCTGTTGCTTTAGAACGCTCTGATGGCTTGGGTTTATATTCGTCACGAGGCGCTACTGCCAAACCCATAAACTTGCCCTTCTTACCCTCTTTAATCCATGCTGATAGCCAATAGTCTTTGCCATCAACAGTAATATTTCCCTTGTACTGAGGAGACCTTTCATTCTCGATTTTGTCGGATTTAAAAAGGACACCGCTGTTGTCCCGCTGATTTTGTTTCTTTTCCATTACAGCTCCTTCGCCTTTTTTAATGATGTACGCACTTTGCTTGGCAGAAGTGTCCAGAGGGCAATTTTCTGTTCCCCGTCTAGGTTCTGCTCTTCCAATTTTACCCAAGCTGCCTTGGGATCACCCTGTTCGCAAGTAGCAATCAGTTCAATTGCTAATTCCTCTAGGTATCGTAATTCCTCCATAGGAATGTTGTCTGTTGCGCCCTGAGTAGGCGTAATCACTACTGATCTGCCCTCTTCTGGTAGGTCTTCACCCGCATAGATGTATAGAGAGAGTCCATGTAGGGCTAAAGCCTTGGTCATGCACCTCATAATGGCTGTATTGACCGCAAAAGCATCAGGATTAGGGATAGCCTTGTTCCGATAGTCCATGACGGGTAACTGGCAAGTCATTGGCTTTTTAAACATGGTAACTGTAACAAATACCATTGCTGTGCCGTTAATGTCCATAAAGCACTTGCCATCGAACATCTCTACCCTATAAGTAGCGTCTGCATCAGCTTTGAGAGCCTCTGCCCATGCCCAAGCCCATGACAGGTAGGACAGGCCGTTCTTTTTCTCAAGATGACCATTGACATTTGTTGCCAACAGTTTTGCAATTAACTCTTTGCGTTCAACCAAAGTGCCTGGTTGGTTTGGGTCTTGTGTATAAGTGTTCATATTAACTCCTGTAAGTATCGAACTCGTCTTCAATGATTGCTTTTTGTTGGTCAAGGTCTAAATCCTTGAACTCGATGAAGTCTGCTTCTTGGCAGCAAACTATTTTATCTCCCTTGATTGCCAGGCAATAAGGGCAGTAGTGGATGTCTGAGAACTCTTCCACAAAGAATTGAAATAGTGTTTTCATGTGAGACTCTCGAAAGCCATTTCCCACACAACATCACCCGCCAGATCGGTGAGCTTGTTCAACTCATCTTCTGTCAATGGTGTTCCATCTTCGTAGTATCCATCTGAGAAGTAGGCATCAGAGAAATCTGGGAAGTCTCTGCTATCTACTCCATCTACTTCTAGGTCAACGACCTTTTTTCCATTAAGCATCGGCATATTCACTCCTGTTAGTTTATTAAAAGTGTCCGTTTTTGCAATTCGTCCCTAAACTTCATGTCGAAACATAAATATTGGGCTTAAGTTTCGATGGCATTGCAACTGT